CATACATCAAACGTTTTTGTACACTAAGTCCATTAACTGAAATGGCAGAAAAGTTTCATTTGCGAAATGGTGCAAAGTTATTACGTAAAGGGGACACTTGTCAAAACTTTGAGTACATAGTATGAAAATTGAACTTGAAGATGTAATGTTCTGGATGGACGCTGTTCGCAACAGTGAAGACAGATATCGTACACTTGAAAGTTTTTGGAAAGGTCAAATAAGAAGTAAAATATGGTTAACTGAAGCAGTCCAAGCATTAAACTTATACGGTGACAAACGCATTGTAATTCACGGTGGTTGGAATGGCGTGTTAGCAAGTATTATGTTTAATAGTAAAATTGGAATCAAACATATTACATCTTTAGATATAGATCCTGTTTGTGAAGAAATAGCAAACACTGTAAACAAGCGTTATGAGATGGAAGGCAAGTTTACAGCAGTTACAGCAGACATGTGTAATTACAAATATGATGCAGATATAGTAATTAATACCAGTTGCGAACATATTACACAAGAACAATACGAACAATGGTTAGATAATGTTCCTAAAGGAGCAACAGTAGTTTTACAAAGTAATGATTATTTTAATCATGAAGAACATATTCGTTGTGCAATAGACTTAGATGATTTTACTCAAATGTCTAAAATAAAAGCTCTTTGGCGAGGCACATTAGATACGCCAAAGTATAATCGGTTTATGATAATAGGAAAGAAAGACGTTGTTTAAGTTTGAAAGCCTAAAAAGTATACATTTAGAAATTACCAATCGGTGTCAAGCAAGTTGCCCAATGTGTAGTAGAAATGTGCATGGCGGCTTAGAAAATCCTCTTATCAAAAATCAAGACTGGACAACACAAGACTTTAAAGATGTTTTAAACGAAGAAGTTTTACAACAAGTAGACGGATTTTATTTTTGTGGTAACTTTGGTGATCCTATTATTAATAATGACCTAATAGAAATGTGTCGTTACAGCAAACAGACTAATCCTAATTTATATATTCGTATACATACCAACGGTGGTGCTAGGTCTCCTGAATGGTGGGAAGAATTACGTTTTGCATTACCTCCTGCACATAATGTTATATTTGCTATTGATGGTTTAGAAGATACACATAGTTTATATCGTATTGGTACAAAATATGAAACAGTAATAAGAAATGCCAAAGCATTTATAAACGCAGGCGGCACTGCTGAATGGGCTTTTATAAAATTTAAACACAACGAACATCAATTAGAAGAAGCAGAACGTAGAGCAAAAGAATTAGGCTTTGCTAGATTTACATACAAAGACAGTGCAAGATTTGTTGCTACTGAAAAGTTTGAAGTACTTGATAGGTATGGTGATGTATCTTATTATTTAGAACCACCAACTGGAAGTAAAATTAACCTAATTACACAAGACGTTATTGACAATTACCAAGATATTGTTGATGCTAGTGAGATTGATTGTTATGTTGTACAAACAAAAGAAGTTTATATAGACGCATATAAAAAAGTTATGCCTTGTTGCTTTTTGTCAAGTATACCTTACAATTATACAAGACAAGACGATAATGTAAAGTATATTAGACAAAAAATGCACTCTCAATATCAAGACCTTATTAATGACTTAGGTAACACTAATGCATTAGAACGATCTGTTAAAGACATAATCAACTCAACACCTTGGCAGACTGTATGGAACAAATATTGGGGCGAGAAAAAACTAATTACTTGTGCAAGGACATGCGGAGTTAATAAACTCAGCAAACCTAAAGATCAGTTTATAGAAAAGGTAGAACTATGATACATTTTGATCCTAAATGGAAAAACATTGGTATAAGCGTAAGTGGCGGTGCTGACAGTGCATTACTAGCATACTTGGTTTGTTCTCAAGTTGAAGATGCTACTGTACATATACTAAGCCATGTGCGTATGTGGAAAACAAGACCATGGCAGCGTTATGATAGTATTAGAGTTTTTACTTGGCTTGTAAATAGATTTCCTAACATAAGATTTTTACGTCACGAAAACTTTATTCCGCCTGATTTAGAATACGGTAGCAAAGGTGCTAACATTGAAGATGAATATGGACAACTTCGTAGTGGAGATCAAATTGCTGTAAGAGCTCATGCTGAATGGATTGCAGCAACAGAAAACTTAGATGTATGGTATGCTGCAAAAAGCAAAAACCCTAGCGATCCTACAATTACAAAAGGTATGCCCGACCGCAATATTATAGTTGAAGATCCTAATGAACTTGTTAAAGAACACAATGGTGTAACTGTGTGTCATCCGTTTTTATATACAGAAAAAGATTGGATTGTAAAACAATATATTGATAACGATATTATGGATTTGTTTAACATAACACGCAGTTGTGAAGGCGATTTTGAAAACTTAAATTATACAAACTATATAGTTGGTGAACCTGTACCAGAGTGCGGAGAATGTTTTTGGTGCCAAGAACGCAACTGGGCCAAGGAAAAGAATAATGTCAAATAAGTATTGGTATCACCCAGAAGATACACAACTAGGAAAGTATCAGCGTATCATAGAACAGCAGTCAGGTACGCCTACTTTCTGTGTACTTCCGTGGATACACTTTGCTACACGACCTAATGGTGACATGCGACTTTGCTGTAGTGCAAATGCAAGCGGTGCTGGAGAAGATCATGAAGTAGGACTTGTTAAAATGGAACACGGCAAGCCTGCAAACTTTGGTCGAGAAACACCTATGGAAGCATGGAACAATGACTACATGAAAAGTGTACGTACGACTATGCTTAAAGGTGAGATACCTGCTAGTTGCCGCAAGTGCTTTGAAGAAGAGTCTAAAGGTGTAGCAAGTAAACGTGTATGGGAAAGCGGTACATGGTACGAAGATGGTGTAGACATACCTGAACTAGTTCGCCAGACACAAGAAGACGGAACCGTTCCTGAAAACTTAAAATACTTAGACTTGCGACTAGGACATACTTGCAATATTAAGTGTGTAATGTGTAGCCCTCATGATAGTTCAAAATGGGTAAGCGACTGGCAAAAATTATTTCCACAACTTGACAATGAATCTGTTAAGCAGCAGATGCAGTGGGACAAAAAAGAGTTTAATAACTTCTGGCATGAAAAGGATACGTTTTGGGAAGAAATGTATGCTCAGATTCCTAATCTAAGACAAGTATACTTTGCTGGCGGCGAACCTCTAATGATCAAAGAACACAAGCAGTTCATTGAAGAAATAGTACGTCAAGGATATCAAGACAAAATACTGTTACGCTACAATTCAAATGGATTGTTGGTTGATGACGATTTGATTGAACTGTGGAGTAAGTTTAGAAAAGTTAAGTTTGCAGTAAGTATGGATGCATGTCATGAACGTGATGAGTACATACGTTTCCCTACAGACTTTGAAACAGTAGAACGTACATTGCATTTATTAGACAATACTCCTGATAATATACAAACTAGCCTTGCAACAGCAATACAAATATTCAATGTAAAACACTTGCCAGACTTTATGAAGTGGAAACTAGACAGCGGCTTTAAGAAACTAAATGTAGGCACTGTTCCGGGTGGTACACAAATGGGCGGTGGTTTAGTCAACATGCATTTATTATACATTCCTACGTTTTTAAGCATACAGATTCTACCACTAGAAGATAAGCAAGAAGTGCGTGAGCGTTTTATGGACTTTAAAGATTGGCTGTGGAACAACTACAGACAAGATGATGATTTTTGGAAGCACAATCCATATGGATGGAAACGCTGGGAGGCAGTTCTTAATCACATGGATGCACAAGACAACAGTCACTTATTACCTGGCTTCAAAGAGTACACAAACAAACTAGATGCTATTAGAGGTTTGTGTGCAGCAAAAATTTTTCCGGAGTTAGCACACTTGTTATGATTGTAAAACTACAAAATAATCAAGCACAAGATACACTTCGCATAGAATACATGCTGGGCAATCTCTGCAATCATAAATGCTACTACTGTTTTCCGGGCAGTAACGAAGGCGATCAACCTTGGCCTGATATTGACATAGTCAAACAGAATCTAGGACACCTATTAGAACATTATCGCAACAATGGCAAACCCAAAAGCGAAATATTCTTTGTTGGCGGTGAACCTACACTGTGGAAAGGCTTGCCTGAACTGTGTACATACTTGAAAGAAAAGTTTGATACACGAATCGAAATAAGTTCAAACGGTAGTAAAAGCATAAGTTGGTGGAAACGTGAAGCACATAACTTTGATATAGTTGGCATAAGTGTACACAATGAATTTGCAAAATTAGATCATATTAGTGAAGTGTGTGATATTTTATATGAGAACAATGTTATGGTAAACGCAGATGTTCTTATGGATCCTTTAGAGTTCGACAAGTGCAAAGAAAACATTGAATATCTAAAAGATAATTCTAAATATGAATGGACTATAATTGCTAAACTTGTACATTTTTCTGGTGAACATAGATATACAGATCTACAACTTGACTATTTTCAAGATCCAATAAAGCGTTATCCTAACAAAGAATGGTACGAAAAGAATGTTAGAAAACCGGAGACACTTATTGCAGTATACAAGCAAGGATTTAGACCGTTCATAGTAAAAGATGATAATTGGGTAATAAGAAATAAACTAAATCATTTTAAAGATTGGACCTGTAACATTGGTGTTGATTTTATAAAAATTTTTAGTAGCGGACAAATCAGTGGTAACTGTCAGCAAATATTATACGGTGACAAAATTCACCATAACTTATACAGTAAAGATTTTATACAAAAATACAATCCTAAGATAGTGCCTGTAAAATGTACACAGGATATTTGTGGTTGTAGTGAAGAAGCATCATGTACAAAAAGAATTTTTTAGACACACTAGAACCTAATTACTTTCACATAGAATGGGAAAGCACTCTAAAGTGTAATCTTGACTGTAGTTATTGTGGCGATGGGCATAACAATAAAATACCTCACCCATCTCTTGAAGACAGTTTGCACACTCTTGATTTTATTGTAGACTATGTTAGTGTACAATTTAAAACTCGTCCTAAAGCATTACAACAAGCAAGTTTAAATATTTTAGGTGGTGAAAGTTTATTTCATCCTAATATATTAGAAATACTTGATTACGTAGATCAAAAAAAGAAACAAGTTGACTGGCAATTTTATATTGGAACTATTACAAATGCAGTAGTTGGAAAACGTTTGTGGAAAAGTATAGTTGAAATGTTAGACTATTTTACAGTTAGTTTTCATGCAGAAGCATTACCAAAACAACGCAAACAAGTAAAAGACAATTTATTATATCTTAAAAAACAAAATAAGAACTTTCATGTTAGCATAATGATGCATCCTAAACAATGGGACGTTTGTATTGACATGATAGAGTTTTGTAAAAATCATGACATGCGATACGAAACTCGTCAAATCGATCACGATTGGTTTGATTGGCGATTTAATTATACACCAGAACAAGCAGAATTTATAACAGGAAAACGTCCTGCTAGTTTATTGCAAACTGCAACAGCAATAGTAACACAAGGTGTAAATCTAAGTGCAGAAGGTAGAGCCTGCTGCGGTGGACAAACGCTATGTACAAATTCAGGTTGTACTAAATTTGTAGATAATAGATTCAAAGGTTGGAATTGCAGTGTAGATAAATTCTTTTTGTACATTAGACAAACTACTGGAGAGATATTTACTAATAAAGACTGTAGAATGAACTTTGATGGAAAAGTTGGTCCTATAGGAAATCTTAAAAATACACAAGCATTATTAGACAGAGTAGAACAAGGCACTGACACTATTGTTTGTAAAAAGTCTAGATGTTGGTGCGGCATTTGTGCTCCTAAAGCACTAGACAAAAAAGACTATGAGAGTATAATGACAAGATATGTTTAATTGGTATGTAAAAAATAAACTAGGCGAAAGTCTATGTTTAGCAAAGTGGACTAACAGCACAATGCATTTGGGCATAGGAAAGAATCACAGTTGTCATCATCCTAATCCACATGTTGTTCCTGTTGAAGAAGTGCAAGCAGATCCTAGTGCATTGCACAATAGCTCATACAAACGTAGTGTCAGAAATCAAATGCTCAACGGAGAACGTCCTAGTGAGTGTGATTACTGTTGGCGTATAGAAGAAACAGAAAAATATAGTGATCGTGTTCTTATGAGCAAGAAGCGTGACAGTTGGCCACATCGCAAAGATATCATTGCCACTGACAGATACGATCCTACTATGCTAGAAGTTAGTTTCTCAAACGTGTGCAACTTTAAATGTGCATACTGTGGACCACAGTTTAGCAGTTTGTGGACTAGCGAAATATCTAACCTTGGTGCGTATCCTACTTCCGACAGTTACAACCAAATACACGAAAAACAAATACTAGACAGAGAACACAATCCTTACATTGAAGCGTTCTGGGAATATTTGCCTACTATGTATGACAAATTACATACACTTCGTATTACTGGTGGTGAACCTATGCTTAGTAGACACACTGAAAAACTGTTAGAATATATTACGCAACATCCTAACAAAAAACTTACAGTTGTAATCAACAGCAACCTAGGTGCTCCAAAACACATCATTGCTAACTTTATTGAACTGCTTGAAAAAGTGCAGAAAAATGTAAAGCGTATAGAAATAGCAACCAGTGGAGAAAGTTATGGCGGACAAGCAGAATATGTTCGTGACGGATTAAACTATCGAGAATGGTTATTGAACTGTTATTATGTACTAGCAGCATTGCCTAAACTAAGACTTAACTTGATGTGTGCATACAACGTTTTAAGTATAACAAGTTTTGCTAGATTTCTAGATGATGTAGTTGCCCTTAAAAAAGAATATAAACGTGTTACGCTCAGTGTTAGTTATGTAAGGCATCCTAGTTTCCTACATGTATCACTAGCACCTAAAGTATGGAGACCTATACTAGAAGCAAGTTGCGAAAAAATTAAAAAGCATTTTAATAGCGAAACAGTCAAACGTTTTAAGTTTGTACTAGCAGAGTTTGATAAGCAACCTACAGAAACACAGTTGCAAGATTTCAAACTGTTTATTTCAGAGTATGATAAACGTAGAGAGAAAAAGTTTTTAGATGTTTTTGGCGAGTATGGCTGTATAGTCGGATAGTTCTTTAGCCTTAGGCACACACATTCCACAACCACATCTTTCATTAGGGCAAACAATAGTTCGTTCTTTGTTTGCGTTTGCATAAGCAAGTATACTATCAGTGTCTTTAAGGGTGCCTACAGGGCCTCTTAGACCGTCGTGTAGTGCTTGACAGGTCTGATGGTGATACACATTGCCCGTGTGTTGATCAATGTGTAAGAAGTACTTATTGACGCTGCAAAACCATCCTTTAAAATGTGTATCGACTAGCTCAACTGCTTGCCACTCACCGTTTACTTTGCCCTGTAAACAGCGACCGCCACAGCATTTACGTCCTAATTCTGTTCCTGCTTTAATTCCTTCGCTAGGTTTTGAAGAATTGGTATAATTGTAAAACCATTCCTGTTGTTCGTCTGTATAATCGTGTGTTGTTCTACGCAAATTACCATCTGTATCAACAAACCAACCTTTGCGTTCAACATTGCCGTCACCAATAGGACGAGGATTGTGTTTGATACCTAATATTTTTAACTTTTCACACATTTTAACACCATCAGTCCAGTTGTCTGTGTGCAGCATTACATTAACTTGTAACCAAATACCAGCTCTGTGCAATAGTTTAATGTTATCGATTGTTTGTTTTCTTAGTCTAGCGTGACCTTCAGTATGGTAACTTACAGTTACACCGTCAAATAACTTAGCAATACGATCTGTATTACTTGGATGCCAAGCACCATTAGTAGTTAAACTAAGTCTAAAACGTGTTTCTGTATTTTTAATATGTTCTGCTAGTTGCCAAAACGCAGGATTAATTGTAGGCTCACCGCCTGTAAAGTTTATGTTAACTAAATCTGAATATATGCTGGTATACTCTTTTATAAATTCAAAAGTTTTTAACAATTCTTCGTAACTATGCGGAGGACTTACATTGTCGTGGCGACTTGCTTCGCAGTATGAACAGTCAAAGTTACATCTACGTCCAGTATCCCAAGTAACCATTAAGCGTTCTGGTCCTGTTAAGTTTATAGCACTAGTTTGTATCATTCGCAACCTTTGTTAACGGAATGTCAGCAGCACAAGTACACCATTTGCGTGTACAAATAACTGCTTCTTCAGGCGGTTCAAATGATCCATCGTATATATTTCCCAAACTTCCGCCTACTCTGCAAGTAGCTCGATGCACATCACCATCCCAATTAATCATTAAACTCTCTAATCCTGCATTACAAGTCCAACCTTCAAACTGATTACGTTGTTCTTTAATAATATCATTAGCGTGTGCAAGTTCTTCATCGTCAATAACGCAGTTTTCTTTGGCAGTAGACTTTTGATCTAGTATCCAACGCAGATCTTTTTCTTTATATTTCATGTCATCAAACCAATCGTGCTTTTCTGTCCAGCGTATACGTCTAACAACATAAGGAATATTGTGGCCGTCAAACATCATTGCACACTGTTTTACTCTGTCCATGTGTTCGTGATGTGCCATTAGATTAACTTGATAAGGAATATTCTTTTCAATTTCGTTTAGTTGTGACCAATGAAGTATATTGTCAGCACATCGACGCCAATTTTTATCATCTTCTACATGCAAACTAAACACATAATGACTTACAGGAAGTCTATTATATAGTTCTGGCGGCAGTGTTGCATTGGTTGTTATGTTAACCCAGTCTAATCGTTGGCTAGCGTGTTCAACAATTTCTTCTATATCAGGATGCACACAAGGCTCACCACCTGTTAAACTTAGTCTAATAGGTTTACCTATTTCATAGAGTGCGTCTATTACATCTAGCATAACTTTAACATTGGTATGTGGACTAAAGTTGTCATGTATTTCCGCAGGACAATAGGTACAATCTAAATTACAGCGTTTACCAATGTTCCATTCAACATGAATACTGTCTTGATGATCCCATCTGCTAGTTATTGAATACATTCTACGCCCTTAACTTTATTAAATGATTTTAAGTATTCTATATCTATACCATTTACAGCTAAGTCTGCAACAGGAATCATACCTAAATTTATATTCTTAAATGTAAAAGATTGTAATTTAAGCCAAAGTTTTATATATGCTTTTCTTATAGCATACAACCAATAAGGAATAGTAGGACCAAACTTAACCATAAAATCTGCACTATAATATTCTTGTGGTCTAACACCTTGTGCTATGCTGTCTTTGTCTTTAAAAACATCTAATACAGTTTTACCTACTTGACAGTAGTTAATATAAACAGTACCATGTGTCCATCTAAATGTAAAGTGCTTCATATCTTCTTCTGTTAGATTTATTATAGGTCTGTCTTTGAATGTAACAACTACAGTAGGATGATTTTTTGTTCTAAGTTCTGCTTCTAGTTTGTGTATTAGTACATTAAATCGTTCAACTGCTTCTTGTGCTTCACTAGGTGCAGTATTAAACCACTCTGTTCCTTTGTCTACTTCGCCGCGTAGGTCTTCAAAGAACTTGTGTAAGTAGTTTAAATCTCCTTGCATATCAGTGCTTGCACTACTAATATATCGATCAATACAAACTCCATGTTGATTTATTTTAGTAATACACTCATTAAGTTCTGGAATAAGATTTTGTGTACCCCAATTAGTAAATCTATCTGTTTCGTAAAGCTCGTAATTTTTCAACAGTTCCTCAAACCATTTTTTAGCAATGCTAGTATTTCTTACAGTGAAAGGTATACTAACATTTTCCTTGTCATTTGTCAATACCAAATTAAACATATGGAGCAAACTCCGGATTAGTAGCAAGAAAATCCTGTCCACGAGTTGCGTCTAAACGTTTATTAAATTCAATACAGTCAGCCCAGTGTGTGTCGTGCATATCTTTTGCTTCTAAGAAGTTTATGTTGTCTTGTATTTGTTGTAGAGTAACTTGTTTTACAATATCGTGTTCTTTTACAAGTTTGTATTCAAGCACCTTATGCTTCATTTGCTCAAGGCGATTAACTATACCTGTCTTTAATAACTTTGGTAGTACTTGTGCAGAAAGTGCCATTGGATAGTTTACACGATGCGAGTAAAATATAATGCCCATTTCTTCTAAAAAGTATTCTATTACTTTGTCAATCTGCATAATGTTATTTGCTTGTACAGTAAACGCACCAACTACACGACTTACATTAGGAAATGATTTAAAAACTTTTACGTTTTCTTCTATTTCGCTAAACTTGCCATTGCCTCTAATATATTCGTAGACATCGTGTATGCCGTCTATGCTTACATTTACAGCAATGCTTTTAAACTTAGGCCAATAGTCGTGTATAGTACGTCCGCCTTTAATGCCTAGTGTAGTTCCGTTTGTAGCATACTTTAATTCTATTTGATGACCATACTCTGCAAGTTTGTCTAGTATCTTGTAATGATATGGATCCATTAGAGGTTCGCCACCGGCAAACTCTACTCTACGGAAGTACGGTAATAGTTTTTCAAAACTTGTCCACCAATTGTCACTATTGTCAAACGGACCAATATATTGACCTGGAACATCAACTAATTTTTGAACAGTAGGTACAAGATAGTTTTCTTCCTTTTCATAAAATTCTGTAACTTGATCCCAATCTTTCCAACTTGTGCTGTCCAAAGGATTGCACATACGACACTTCAAATTACATAAATTATTGAGTTTGATTTCCATTGTAGGAAGCTCAAATGGCATGCTATAATCTTCGTTTAAAGCGTCTAGTGCATCAGGGTATAAGTTGACCCTTGCTTCTGGTATAACACCCGCTGTATGACGCTGTCGTAAGCTCTGTACACCCTGATCTTCAAGGTCAAAGCACGGTTTGCATACATCTGGACGCTCGTTATTGAGAACTTGTTTTCGAACAAGTTTCATTGCATCCGAATTCCATGCTTCTTCTAAACTTTGATTTTGGATCCATGCAATTGGCTGACTGCGACAGCACACTTTAATTGCACCATCTTCTCTAGTTGCCAATCCAGTAAATGGATGCATACAAAATGTACAACTATTTGATTTCATATCAATATTTACCGTAATTAAACTAGCAGTTTATTAGAAGCGATAAGTACTACTATGTTAACAAAAACAGGTATATTAGTAGATACAGATAAAATTATTGACTGTTTGCCAACAATGGACGTAGGCAAGCACGAGTTATCAACGCCAACTGGAGACTTCTTTTACGATCCTTGGCAACTAAAACCAGAATATGTTGGAACAGAACTAGAAGTATTGTTTAACAGATTAGAACGTCCGGGGCAAGTTAGAGTAAATGTACTAAAAGAAGGACATTGTTATCAACAGCATTCTGATATAGATGATAGATATCATTTGTCATTAGATGGTGTAGAGTGTTACCTAATAGATCTTAGCAACGGACAAATGTTTCCAACAACCAAAGACCATCACGTATATGAAATGGATGCTGGCCGTTTACACAGTGCAGCAAACTTTGGTTATTATCCAAGATGCCAACTTGTAATACGCAAATTATTACAGCGTAATAAATTATCCAATCCTGTTAGTGTTGCATTAAAAGCAACACCTGTACCTAGATTGCGTTACAACTTTGATCAAACATTTAGTGTATGGCTCAACAAGTCAAACAAATTAGGAACTATCAGCAACTTTAATAAACGCAGTGAAACACATATAAGTTTTGATATAGAGTCTGCTAATCTTAATGAAGTAGAACAACTTGTTGATCAAAGTGGATTACCTATTGAGATTATTTTATGAAAACTTTAGAAAAATATCATAACGGAGTGCTTGGTCCTGTAAGTGCTTTGTATGAAGCACGATACAATGACTATTGTATGTTTATACAGTTTAAAGATAAATTTTGGTTTGACAGAGAAATGCAATATTACAATGAACTCAAAGGCAAACCTTACTGTTATAAAATGTTAGAAGTTGACAAGTCGCAGTTACTAATATCTTATGGTTATCAAAAAAATCTAAATCATTTGATTTATGAAAATGCTTCAATAGAATTTGACTACAAACAAGAAGTTAGAAAAATATTAGACGATTTAGAACAACAAGGTATAAAAAAGATTAATGTATATCCACACACATTTTTTGTAGAAGACGGCCAATTAAAAATATCAGACTTATACGGATGCACTACAAAGTTTACACTAATACCGCAAGAAATGTTAGGTAACATAATAAATGATGAACAAAGATTTAAATTTATAGACGGATATCTTGATTGTGAAGCATCGTATGATTATACAATTAAAAACAGTACAAACTATTGGCCGGAGGAGATTTAATGGCAGAGTTTATTGGAATATGTGACACAATAGACTGGCAAGGATTGCTAGAAAAATTAATGCAAGAAGAAGCAGGCTATGTAGGACCTAGACACGATGTAGGCATGGATGTGCCTGGCATTGAAGAAGTGGGCGGTCCTTTACGTGCAGCAGGATACAAAATGGACCACGAAGGTGGCAATATGCGTTGGGATATGCTGTTACCAGGCGAACAGTTTGACCAATCTATTGCAGATAAGTTCTGTGAGTTTGTAGGCATGGACAGTTATATTAATTGTTGGATTAGTCGTGTAAAGCCAGGCGATGTTGCACCTTGGCATTGGGACGTTACAGATGATGAAAAAACACTTGAAGCAGGTAAACCCCTGCAACGTTATCATTGTCATGTGAGCGGACCTGAAGATGGTCATACACTTATTGTAGGCGATACTTGTTTGTACAAACAACCACAAGGTGCAGTATGGAAGTGGCCTGATCGTAAAAGTTGGCATGCTGGTGCAAATGCAGGACTAGTGCCTAAGTATCTGTTTAACATTTGGGGATAATATGAAAGCAATAATAACTGGAGCAAGTTCCGACATAGGAAAACTTATAGTAGATCATTTTGATTTTGATTGGGTTCCTGTTGATAGAACACACGGTATTACTTTGCCAGATGATGCTGACATGATAAAAGAAGCAATAAGACATAGTGATTTATTTTTTAACATTGCACAGTTTGATACAATACAATCTGATTTGTTAGCAATGGTTTGGAATGTTTGGAATATGCAAGAAAACAAAACTCCTAAAAAAATTATTAGTTTTGGTAGTATAGTTACAGAAATGTCCATGCAAACTATTTTAGATCTTAATGACTTTGATTATTTTAATAGAGCTAGAGAAAAGAGTGGATATATTGCAGAAAAACTTTTGTTAAACAAAACACACGATGAGTACAAAAATCTTCATCTTACAGGATATAACAAAGGCTACGCTTTACCTCAAAGCATACTAATTAAACTTGGAAATGTTCTTTACAAAGAACTAAGAAGTCACGAACCATACACAACAGCTGAACAACTACTTAATGCTATTGATTATGTTGTTAACAATGAAACGTATATTAGTGATTTAGAGTTACGCTGGAATTAAACAAACTCAGTAACTTGTAAAACAAATCTTGGTGTAAATCCTATATTAGCAGCACCGTGATTATCTTGTGCAACATCATATACAAAAACATCACCAGCACGATAGTTTGTTATTAGCTCGTCTTTGATAATAAACACATGGCCTGCTTCATAGTCCTGTAATGGCATCCAATAGCGTTTACAATTATTTTTTAGTGTTGGGGGATCTTCGTGCATAGGCATAATATCCCCAGGCATCATTTTTGTAATCCACCAATGAATTTTTCCTGTACACCATGGAGGTGTTATTTGCATAGGAATATCTTGAGATTCAAATATGTGCCAGTAAGTTGCTGTTAAATCATATCCAGCATTTACACCATGATTGTAAGTTTCGTATTCGTCTAAAGAATGTTTGGGTATGTTATTAGGTCTTGGTTGCCCTTTGTTAGACAACAAATAATCTATTAATCCGTTAGGAATAATGTCTATGTAATTTCCAACATAATGCATTAGTAACTCTCTAGATGACTAATACCTAGTACTTTTCTAAACTCAGGAGTAAAAGTACAGTCAACACGTAGTCCGTATTCAACTTCATTTGAATGTTCACCACCATGCCAGTCTTGATCGTTCCAAAACGCAGCATTAGAATTTATGTAGTGTTTGTTTTGTGTTTCTGGATCCCATATATAGAATCCACGTTTTGTACGATAGCGAATGTGTATAAACTCGTTAGTGTGATTGCTGTATCCTTGATCGTTACCGTTCTTGCCATCTAAGTCTCTGTGTTCAAAAGCATGTCCATTATGGTCACAGTGAAAGAATATAACACGACCTATACGATCAATTATATTTTCAGTAACTAAGTTTTCAACCCACTTAACAACACCTGGAAAGTATTGCTGTTCTTCTGTAGGTTTACGTTCTGCATTGCGTTCATCCCAGGAACCTTCTTCCCAAAGGAAGTAATAAATGTAAGGGTCATTTGCACCCATTGCTCCTTTGAGATAGCGTGTAAATGTGTTACGTTGTTTGTAGTCTTTAAAATCTGTAGGAAATATTTCACTTCCTTGTACACGAATAGGATGATCTTCTGGAAGTGCTTGATACTCTGCAAATGCTTGATATATAGGTTTCCAGTTTAAAATGTAGCTCATGTCGTCAAATTTAAAACCCGGCGACATCCATGTTCCTTCTTTTGCATACTCACGTGCAAGTGCAAACCCTTTACATATTTCAGGGTGCAGGTCTCTAAATCCTTTTATATCTAAGTAAGGATCTAAATCTATATAGGGTTTCCCACCAATTCCTCTTATCATGTTAATACTTATCAGGTAAGTATGTATATGAACAACGAGTTTGAATACTATTATAACAATGTACCGGGCAAAGGCTTGTGCAGAAACAACTTAATCTACACAAGTCTTATGAATGATGAACAAACAGTGTTTTGTCAATGGTACCACAATGATAGCGAATACCATAAAGGTAAAAATGAAGTAGTTGATCCTGCAAAGATGGACGAGAAGTGGAGACGCGAAGTTAGCTTCTTAAAACGTATGCAAGAAAACTATCCACAACACGTACCTGAAATACTTGATATAGATTATACTGAAAAGAAAATAATGCTTCGTGTTGAAGGTCCAGATTTTTGGGAACAGGCAGGCTGCTTAGAAGAAAACTACAACAGCGTTCTTCCAGACTGGAAAGAGCAGATGCTTGAAATAACACAGGCACACAAAGACTTAGGCATATACAAATACAGTATGCATCCTAGCAGTTACTTTGTAGTAGACGGCAAGCTCAAAAGTATTAACTATTTCTTTGCTTATGATGAGCGTGAACCAGGCATAACAGTGCGTAGTGTACTAAGCCATATAAGTGAAGATAGACGCAAAGAGCTATTGCCTAAGATGGAATCTATGGGCATAGAACTAGATAAAATTGCTGATTTGCATATGCTACAGCACCTTTGCTTTGCTAGTTTTAGTAATAATTACCCTGCAGACTTTATACAAAAATCCAAAGAAATATACCAAGATATGGTATAAAAGAACCATTAAATCGTAAACCACGCTTTAACCACAAAAAAACCGCATTAAAACCTAAGTTAAATGCGGTTCTTATAAAAACGTATTATTATGCACTGAGCAGTGCTGTGATACCATTCCTAACTTCTCTAAACTTTTTAGACGCTGTAACAATGTATATAGAGTCTGACTCTACATTTTTAACAAATAATGCATGTTCAGTGTCGTTAGAATATACATGAGTTAGTAGTGTTATGCCCTCTGGATTAGGGTTCATAATAGCAACGATTTCGTTGTTTTCGATGTTGTATACGCCTACATTTAAATTCATTTTATTTTACCTCAAAAACATCAGAGTTAAGATCGTCTGTGTATCTATTTACTAATTGTCTATCTGAATACAGTTGGGGATTTAAAATTATGTGATCACCAAATATATCTACACCATGTAAGCTATGGTTTGGCAACCAAAAACACATGTATTTTGCATAATCAGAAGCACCTGTGCCTAGCACATATCTGTTTGTATAAGATAATGGTGACTGCCAATATACTTCCATGTTGTCATTTACATAAAATGATTGATAGTTAAACTTATGATCAGGCCATACTTTCATGCCCATTGGTTGATCTGCTAAAGTATTTAAAAACTTTACAGTGTTTGCAGCATAGGTATTAAATAACGCATCATTATTTTTTGCTTGTGTGCAAATAGCACCCCATACGTTGTAACAACCTGCATAGGGTTTTGCCCATACATCATACATCCATAGTTTGCCGTCAATTTCAACTTCTTCGTGGGTTTCATTTGTTGCAACAGTAATACCGTTTGAACGCATAACAGTTCTAAATTGATTATGCATATCAATTGTAGTATTTAAACCTAAATCGTTTAGGGTGTAATAATGTGTAGGAGTATGGTACTCAACTATTGTACCTTCTTGATTATTTCTATAGTTTCGACGTTCAACATTCCAGTATGTTTCACCTGGAGGGCTGAATGCTACTAGAGTATCGCGATCTACGTTATAATGTGCCGCACGATTCTTTTCTAGTTTATTTGTTATTAAATCATGTAGTTCTGTTGCTTGCATGAATATTTCCCATCCTATATAGTATATTTATCCAGAACTATTTCTTTTTAAACTTACCCTTCATAAACTTACGGGTGTTCTTAATCATGTCTCGTTTTACTCGTTGAGTATGTACTCTAAAGTCTATTGAAGCTATTTGATCTTCGTATTCTTCTAGCATTTCTGCTACAACTTGTTCAGCCGTAGCACCGTCCTCTAAGAGTTCCTTAGAGTCCATTTGTATTTCCCATACTTCTTGATCGGTAAACGTAACACGAATAGACTGGAGGTACTCAGCGGGAATAGCTTTTATGCTAATATCGCCAAATACCTCCGGCCAGCTTGCAATCACGTCGTTAGGTAGTTTTCTTGCCAAGGCTCTTCTTCTTTGTTGGAGAAAGTGTCTCGGCTTCTTCGCGTAATCTTTTAGCTTCTTTGAACAATGCATCCGCTTGCGAACGATATTGTGCAGCCAAATCTTCGTCTGTTAGAACACCGGGATCATCTGCTGACTGGGCAGGCTGAGGAGCCTCAGTTGGTTGTGGCATTTCTGACACACTGCCAAGTTCTTGTACCTCGGCGGTATTGCGTTGCGTAGGTGAAATAGTCAAATCATCAATTGAAACACCTCTCTGTTCGGCAACCATTTTGTTAAGGTCACTTAGTAAGATAGATGATGATGCGTTTGGAATCATTTCAACTTGTGCGGTTGAAACTTTAGTTAAAATTCCTCTTCGATGGAAACTTACTAACATACTATCACTAGTTTCTGGAAGAGATGCTCTATCTAATGCTTCACCTAATTCGTATGCAGTTTGACCTGCATTAGACTCGACGACTTTCATAAGAGCATCGTGATCTGCATCAGTTAGTGACTCTGTAGGAATCACTAGAGCTGAAGTTGCATCACCCGGAATAGTCCGAAATGCAACTGCAACTTTTCTCTTATTAGTAGTCATTCTGCCTACGTGTTTTAAATCAGGCATAACTATTATCCTTTTGGCTGAGCTTCCTGGGCAGCTTTAGCAGCTTCTGCTTGCTTTTGAACTTCTTCTAGGAACCCATTTAGTTTATCATAAAGCGTACCTACAGTAACCATTTCGCCTGGGCGGAATGCACCACGTGCTGATGCAACATCAATTAATGTACGCATAGCGGCAAGATCTTGAATGTTTAGTTCTTTGCCTTGTGGCTCTTGTGCAGGTGCTTCACCTTTAGTAGCGTTCTGCAACTCTTCTGCTTTAGCGGCTGCTTGAGCTACTTGTGCATCATGTGCTTCTGCTACGGTCTTTGTTTCTTCAGTCATATCTTTCTCCTTTGATTGAATTGTACAATTACTTATAACTGTTATTATCTTAGTACTTTAAAAGTGGACAAGCTAATTGGAAATAACTTGCTTCTGATGGGTTTTCAAACCCTATTCTGAGTACTGTACGCTGTTGAGCTTCTATATCTACATGTTTGTTTAGATAGTATCTACCAGATAAGTTATGTGTAATCCACGTATCAATTGCAGATTCCATATTGTATCTTAGTTTTTCTATATCAACAAAATGTAAATGTTCTGCAGGATAATGATATTTCCTGCAATTAAAATAGTCTAAAGGATTAGGCTTTCCTTTAATTATTGGCATTATGCAGCCTCTTCGTAGTGTGCTGTAACACCAAACGGTGCTTGAATGTCCTTTCGACCATTACTGTGAATTACAAATACTGTATCACAGTAATCTTCTTCACCCCAGCTACCCCATGGGTAACCGTCTGTAAACATAATAAACTTCTTAGGAACAATATCATTTTCTTTCATGTATTCCCAATTAGCCATAAACTCTGTGCCGCCACCGCCATAGATTTCATAGTCCATAATATCTTCGCCAGTATCTGAACCAAAATCTTGTTCGTTATAAACAGCAGTGTCAAAACACCACAACTTAATATTGTATTCTTTGTATTCTTCCATAATGCCTTTGATCTCGCCTAGGAAGTCTTTTGCCTGTTCATCACCAATTGAACCGCTCATATCTAGTGCAATACAAATATCAATAGTTTGATCAAAGTTCATACCTGGAAGTACTGCACCGGTGTGCCAACCCTTACGTGAAGGACGACTAAATGTATAATCGTTACGAATAGTACTTTGAATCTGTTGACGTAGTAGTTCACGCCAATTCATCTTAGGCTCAGTAAGCTCTTTGATCATACGCTGAATTTCACCAGGTACATTACCAGCACCTGCACTCTGTGCGGCATTGATCATTGATTCTTTAATTTCGTCACGGATCTTACGAAGTTCTTCTTTAGTGTAAGAAGGACGGCTACCTTTGCCTTCGCCGTCTTGTTCTTCACCACTTTTACCTTCGCCTTTGTCCTTGTCGCCTTCGCCTTCCCAGTCAATGTGTTCGTCTAGTAGTTGGCCTAGTGCTTCGAGTTCTTCGTCATCATACTTTCCGTAGATGTCATCGTAAACAGCTTCTGAACTCCAACCTTCGTATTTGAAGTCTTGGAAAATTGGAAACTGATCTACTTTTTCACCAATGCGTTCACGCACCAAAGTATTGTTTACAATGTAATCTGCGGCAATATTATAAATTTTAGGATCACGATCTTCACGGCGTGTTAAGTGATCATATACGCAGTGTAAAATTTCGTGTGCAATAACAAACTCAATTTGTCGAGTTGTTAGTTGTTCAAAAAACTGTCTGTTCCAATATAAGTTGCGACCATCTGTTGCCGCGGTAGGAAGCCAATCGTTATTCTCAATAATTCTGAGTCGAGTAGCCATGTTACCAAAAAACGGATGACGCATTAGCAAGCCAATACGTGCTACAATAATTTTATCTAGAATTTCATCACCAGTTTGTTGCATAGCCTGTTCCTTCATTTTCTATATATAGTATAACAGTATTTAATAGGATTGTCAAGAGGAATATAAAATTAGGGGATCCATTTCTGAATCCCCTAAAGTGGGCTTTAGCCCTTCTGGGCAGCCGCGATATACTTGCCGTAGTTCTCGTGGAACTCATCAAAGTTATCAAGCTCATCCGGGTCAATTGGCAAACCGTATTGTGTAATAGCAAGTTTGACACCCATTACAATAAGCTCAGTCTCAAAGTTATCCATCGCAAAACGCAGATAGTTATCAACCATTTCGTTGAACTTGTCTGAGTTTTTATCAGATGCTTCTTTGAGTTCGTAGCAGAGTGAGACCGTTAAGGAATACATGGCACTGATTTCTTTGGTCTTAAGCTCTTTAACTTTACCAACAAGAATATCAGTTGGGTTAGGCATGCTTGCGGCAAACTTGCGGTGTGCCATAAACTTTACTGCCAAACCTTCACCTACTGCTCCAGAAACTAGATCGGTAGTTGTGTTTTCGTCATCGTCGTCTTCAAGCAACTCAGAAACAAAAGACCAACTACGTGGTGTTGCGAAAGAACGTGAAGGACTCTTAGGATCAAAGTCATACAAGTCTTTCTTAGAAAAAGTCAAGTAACCTACAACGTCTTTGTGGATTTTGTTTTCAGCGGCCCACTGGAACCAGTCTTCAAAATCAACT